TGACAGCCCGGAGGTCCCGGTAGGGTTTCTGAGGATGGCCGTTGGTGTCCTGGGGGGCAAGGGTGTCCGGAGGCGCTTCACGACGACTTTCTTTACTGCCGGGTATGCCAATGCGAATGACTGCATGGCCGCCACACCTTCGGAGATTGAGGCTCCTTTCCCAGTCTTGTCGAACCCTCGGGGTGAAGGCACGGCCAGACCGTAGTAGGCGGCAGGCGATGCGATCATCAACGCAACTGCTACCGGGGAAGTCACGGTCATATCCTTAGGATGGCGAGTCCATGTGGTCAACTCGAGGGCAACCAGGAAGTAACAGAACAACGCGGCCACGACATTGGGCAGACCTGCCTGGACTGCACCCTGCGCACCAGAGGACAGCGTCATGACCCGGTCTGGGAGACTATCATGCTCTTGCTTTGGCTCCGCGGCGATGCGTAAGGCGGCCTTCGTTGCGGAGACCTCGTGCGCCCCGGCGTAGTAGACTTCGTTCAGGAATGTGAACATGCGGTCGCTCGGCAGGCACTTGAGAGGATGCAGCACGAAACGCTCGGCGCCGTACACTTCTTCCGCGGATGTCATGAACTCCGTGAACAAGGCTTCGGCTCTCGACGCTGGGAGCTCCAGGGCCGCGGCTCCATCGTCGATGTAGGTCATTAACTGCACCGCGAGATCCGCGTATCCCGTTACCTGCCGAGTGCGCTGCACCGTGGCGGACATTAGGGCGAGGTGCAGCATGGTCATGGCTTTGCCGTCATATCCTTCGAAGTTGGCCGTTGGAGACTCATAGCCAGCCAGTATACCGTGCTTTTGCACATACACGGTGGACCCGGCCATGGTGTTGTAGGCTGATCCCACTGCCTCGTCGTCGAAGATGTAACTCCATATCTCACCTGAGATGCGTTGGACACGCGCGGCCATGCCGGCGGACCAGTTCGAGACGTCAAAGGAGAAGAATCTCTTGACTTTGCCCCCGATTGCTGGCGCGATCATATCACGGGCCTTGGCCTGCTGCTCCTGCGGGTTCTTCCCCAGCATGTAACACGGATGGTGCCGTGCTACGGAATAGATCGCGGATTCAGTCCAGCTCACGCCCATCCTGTCGATCAGCGTAGCTTCGTAGAACAAGCGAAGTGGATCCTTGTAGTTCTCCGCCTTCTGATCTGATTTCGTAGTGCGGGCAGCCCGGCTGGTTAGAGCAGCAACCGCCATGGCCTGCGAAGGGTAGTCCATAGACACGAACCTGCGTAGGGCCATGTTGGTGTGCTCCTTTGGGGCGACGGAAACTCCGTCTTCTGGAGGCGTATCGGGGGCTAGTGCACTGTCCTTGAACGTACCCGCGGCGTAGTCTGATCGCAGTGGAGCGGTGACGCTGCCTTTCAGGTCCAAAGCTGCAGACCACCCAGGCGTGGCTGGCACAACCTTTCGGTCTACCCACGGACGGAACCAGGCCGGAGGCTGGAGAGGATCCTTTAGGTCAACCGCCAAGGAGTCATCTTTGTTTCTGAGAGCAACCGCAACTTCGTCCAAGTAGCACTTGCGGAATAAGTCTGCATCTAGAGCAGGCCTCGTAGGGTCGACGGGTCGGAGCGGGTTCTCCTGCTTGGCCTTGAGGTATCTCCCATACGCAGTTGCAGCCCCCAGACTCGTGCTCGCCGGAAGGGCCTTATGGACTTTCCCTAAGTCTTCC